AACAGCGTTCTGTTCTGGTACTGACCATTCAGAATCTGAAACTTCAACGACAGGCCCTGCCCACCAGTCTGTGTCGGTTTCTTTTCGCTGCTCACGATCACAGCGGGATACTCGCCCGGCGGGATCGGTTCGAACGATCCACCCGGCTGAACGTTTTTCAAATCCAGATCCATCAAACTCGCCATTCAACTACCCTGCTTTCTGTACTGAAGAAACTGAAACTTTCTCAACACCGCTGTCACTCTTCGGAAACCACTTCGCATACTCAGACCATGAAAACCCGATCTCTGCTGGCATGCCTTCAAGTCGGTTCTTTGCGAGACAGGCCGCTGATTCCTGAGTCCTCAGGTATCGCTCTGAATTGCCGACCGCAATCCCGCGTTCTTTGTTGAAACCGAGGTCTTCTTTTCGGACAAAGACCCGATACGATGCGAAAAGCACTTCATCGCACCATTCCTGGAGCATCGCTGAGGCGCTGTCATGCAGTGCCGGCTGATACCGGTCGTAGGAATCAGTTTCCGGATCGCTATGTTTTTTGATGGCACAGTGAGCCAGCAGAATGACGCCGATTGACTTCTCCTTCCGCAGCCAGTCGAGCTTAAATGTGATCTCATCCCAATACTTCAGCGCGGATTTGTACCCGTTGCCGAAGCCGATATCGGCAAAGTCTTTTCCGGCCTTTTTTGCGACTTCAGCGTGAATCAGCCCTTCCAGCCAGTCCGCCGAATCGATGGCGATGTGCTGGTACTTGTGCTTATCGTTGGCAAGCCAGATCAACGCTTCATTAACTGAATCCAGTGACTGCAGGTGCTCCGTTCGTTCGCAGTCAATGTCGTCGAGCCCATCTTCCAGATTCAACAACAGGCAATTCGGAGCCTGTGCCGCCCACGTGCTTTTCCCGATGCCATGAACGCCGTACAACAGCGTCCGTCTCGGTTTGGTTTTCTTTCCACTAACAATCTTCACGATTCCATCTCCTCAAAACGGTAAACAAAAATCTCAACACCACTCTCATCACCACCACCTGCAATTCGCTTTTCGATACTTCCTGAGCAAACTTGACAGTCATCGTGCCAAAAGATTCCTGTCAGTGCGTCAAGAACTGCTTTATCAAGGTTGTCTCGGTCTGGTTTTTTCACGTGCCAAATCGACGGCATTGGGCGCGTTTTCCATGTGATTGACTTTGGACGTGGAAACACAAATTCGAGATCAACTCGGAACGGTCCTTCCATCCGCAGTCCAGAAAACTGCTGACGTGCAGCGAACTGAATTGACCGCTTCCACTTCACAACGCCATTGTTTGGTGTGTAATGTCGGCCGCTTGCCGTCGATCGTGTTCGCGGCTGAGCAATCGGAAGCCCTGGCACAAAAAAACGCCATTCCTGAATCAGATCAATCACCGCTCTCCCTCCCGGTAATCCCTGATCTCAGACCGCAGGACCGTCGTTTCCTTTGGAGCGTCAACGCCGATCTTTATCTTGTCGCCCTTGATTTCCAGCACATGAATCAGGATGTCGCCATCAATCCTGATTCCTTCACCCTCTCGACGAGTCAACACAAGCATTGCAACTCCTTTCGCTGATCACTCGGAGAAATCGATAGCTCACAGATTCGCTCACAGCGATCTGTCCACGTCTTCGCAGCATTGCAACCGCTGAAGCGGTGACCTGTGTTCCGTCTTCAAAACGCCAAGACAGAACACGCCACCACAACGGATGACGGATCCGACCGTCTTGATACAGTGACTGACGGCACTGTTGACCAGCTCGCAGACGGTTAAGCACTTCGTCTGCGGTGAGTCCTTTCACGTTTGCGGACATTGATTTCCTTTCAAGATTCAAAAACCAGAGGCAGTGGTGTTGACTCCGCACGAATCGCACACTGCTCTCCGGTCGTACCCTGAAACAATCAGGGTCTGCCGGTTACGGCGGCAGGTTTCATTGTTCGAGTCGTGGCTACCTATCCATGGCATTTAAGAGCGTCTCACGGCTCACCACGATTCCGCCGCCGGGAGTCGAACCCAGCGCAGACCATCAGCGGTAAAAAACACTGGAAGCGGTCAATCAGAATCTAAGACCCTGATCCCCTAACGCAGACCGCCTCCAGTGCGGAGCGTTTCGGGTTTAGTCGCGGTCGTTGCGTTTGAGGTTTTCTTCGGTGATCACCCAGCAGACGATTCCGCCGAGGACAGCAAAGAAGATTGCAGCAAGCTCACTGATCACTTTGCACCTCCGTTTCTGCGATAGCAGCCGCACGAACAGACAGAGGCAGGACCAGAGGACTGTTGATTGACAGCACCGCAAGCAACGCAGCGCCATGCTGAATATAGCATTGTTAGAAAAAACATTCACTGTCTCCCTTCAGTAAAGACAATAGCGTTCCAAGTTTTGAACGTCAACGCGTAGGATTATTTTTTTTCAAAAGTTTTGCAAGTTCGATTCCGAGAGCGTTTGCAATACGTGTCATGACTCGCTCGCTAGGCGAGTGATGCCCGTGCAAAATCCGCGACAGATAACTGCGGCGCATCCCGGCGAGATCAGCCAAAGCCTGCACTGATAGATTTTGTTTTTCGAGACGCTGGCGGAGGTTGGAGGAAAAATTATTCATGTTGAGATATTGACATGTTTTCGAAACAAGTCAAGATAACGTTAGAAAAATGAAACATACACCACACGCCAAAGCCGCAGAATCCTGATCATCGATTAAACAAAACGGCCAGAAATTTTACTGAGGCACGGCATGAGTAAAGCATCGGAAATACTGCGGTCGACAAACAGCATCTGGCGTGTTGACTGCTACGAATCCGGCAGCCGTCGCCGAATCCTGCAGACGCTCTACATTCGCACGGACTGCATTCTGAAAGCCGAAGAAATCGGCCGCAGACGTTCCGGTCGGCGCTGTGTGGACGCGAGGCCGTGGAACCCGGAGACGGATCGGAAGTGTTGGGGCTGGATTGAGAAGGTGAGTGTATGAGTGAAAATAACACTGACGGAAAAACCTTCTCTTGTTTACCGCCTTACCCTCAATGGGTCTGCTCCGATTGCGGCGTAAAACACGGACGAAGAGTCCCGAGCATGGCAACCTGGCATGACGGTGAGTGTGGTGTGTGTGGGCTTGCTGGTATGGTGACTGAGCCACGAGATTTCGGGCATTTGAAGGACGGCTGGCAGGGTAAAAATTTAGGTGCGTAGAACGCTTTGCATCAATCGGCCCGCGTGGTCGATTCTCCATTGCAAAAACGGCTTATCGCGGGCTCGATTACATCCAATTGTTCCCCGTCCTTTTGTGCAGAAAATATTTTTCTGAAAATGTGTGTAGAATATCTTGCAGCGGTCGATAAGGTGTGTATAATAACCACATCACGGCAACGATAACCACAAACAAGGAAACGAAAAATGTCACTCGCAAAGCAAATCGAAGCAGCCCGCAAAGTTGTCAACAAGTTCAAGTTCGGAACACAAGAATGGGAATCGGCAATGCAAATCGTTCGCGACCTAGTTGCAAAGCACGATGCACAACAGCCAGCCGAAGAATTTTGCAGCATCGACAGCGGAGTTCATCCAACACGATTGCTAAACGGTCGCGTAATCAAGGCGGCAAAGTAATGGCAAACGAACGACGCAACACCACACAGCCCACCGACTGGTGGGCAGCGTGGGAGGAAGCGGCGAAATCCGCTGGAATGGATTTGGCGGCGTGGATCGGCAAGCAGTGCAACAAGGCATTGCCAAAAGAGGTCCGCGACACGTTGAGCGAACGCGCTACCCGTGGCCGTCCGCGAAACGTGGAAGAACCAGATGACTAGGTACGGTGAACGCCCGGCGTTAACCGGACGGCGAGCGGTTGACGCTGATTCTGAAAACGGGCTGTTCGCGGTTCCGGTTCAACGCTTTGTTCTGCCTCTCTTTGGAAACGCTTTCCAGTTATTTTCGAAAATCTTTCGAATCTGTTTGAATACTCGTTGACGAATCAGACGAAGTAAGTAATACTTCCCTTAGTCGAACGCAACGCAAACAACCAGCAAGGAAAAGAATAATGAAAAAGTCAGCCTCAGAAATCATCAGCCTGCGAAACACTCTGCTGTCACAGGTTCGACCAACACGACTGACAGGAAATCGCGAACTGATGCACGAACTGGTAATCCGCATTCGTCAGCTGGACGGAATCTTGGAAGCCCGATCACGAAAGGTGCAGGAATGAGAGGAGGATCCCGGAAGGGGGCCGGGCGAAAGCCCGGCCTTGGAGAAACGAAGGTTGACAAGAATATCGCCCTAACGCCCACGCTGTGGGCTTTTCTTATGTCGGGCGGGAATTCGGCTGGCCATGAAATCGAAACGCGTCTACGGAAGTCTGCGGCGTTTAAGGCGTGGTTGAAGAATCAGGTTTCGGAGTAGGCAGAACGCAGGCGTTAACCGGACCGCGAGCGGTTGACGTTGACTCTGAAAACGCCTGATTCGCGGTTCCGGTTCAACGCTTTGTTCTGCCTTTCCTTGGATGCAGTTTCGACTATTTTGGAAAAACTTTCTGAATCGTATGATTCTCGCTTGCGGAATCAAACGATACAACGTATAGTTCTCTCAGTCGAACGCAACGCAAACTAAACCAAGGAAAAGAACAATGACAACCACGACAGTTATCGGACGCAACGGTTTTGAATACGACGCACAGAACATCAACGGAGATCTGTTTATCGTTGGTAAGTTCATCGTCAGAGTTGAGAATGGCAAGGTTGAAGACACGATTTGCCGAGCAACAAAGGCAAATGTAAAAAGGCTGTCAAAATGAGAGGCGGAGCCCGGAGGGGGGCCGGGCGCAAGCCTGGCCCAACAGGGCCGAAAGGCTCGGTCACGCTGTGGCTGTCTGCGGACGTGTCCGCGTTCCTTGAGACGTTTGGACAGGAACGCAGCGCCACAGTCGAAAAGATGCTGCGTAAGTCTGCGGCGTTCAAGGAGTGGCAAAAGTCACAGGCTGCTGAGTAGGCAGAACGCTCAAAATCACATGGCAGCGGCCAAACAGGCCAGCCATGTGAGAAACCGTAGCCCGCTGCTCATGTGCATTTTGTTGTTGTGCTGCCTCTTCTGGAAAATTTCAAAAAAGAGTCGTTGACGCCGTACGAATATACGATATATTCACATCATCAGACACGAGTTGTGTTTGGTCCGCCTTGACGGGTTTCGAGCCAAGTGAAAGACAGAACAATGACACGCTACGCGACAATTCGAAATATTGAAGCTGTAAAGCACAACGGATATTTGAGCTTATCGATCCTCAGTAAATCCGCAAATGTGCGGTACACACTGGAGCGAGACCAAGACAATGATGGCGTCGAATTCACCACTGCTACGCTGAATGCTGAGGACTTGTTAGCCTTGTACGAAATGGATGAGGTATCAATCGGGCGAACGGAAAAAGACGAGTTTGAATTGTACCTGTGTCAAGTAGCAGAACGGAATTGATACATGATTCAAACGCGAATTCCTGTTGAGCCATTTTATGATCAGGATGGCATCACGATATACAACGCTGACTGCCGAAAGTTGCTTCCGTGGCTAGAAATAGACCGCGTTGTCACTGATCCGCCATACGGCATATCGTTTGCCGGAAAGCGTCAAGGCACAGATCCTGTGAACGAAACTCCATATGATCAGTATCTAGATTCTGTGGAAAACTTTGCAAAAATAGTTGTTCCTGTGATCGCGCTCAGTTGCCAAATCGCAAAGACTGTGGCTACGTTTTGCCCAGTGCGACATATCGGCATGATGCCAGTGCCAAGCGATGCTGGAGGAATTTGGCAGGAAAACGGAAAGGGTTTGTCACCTTTTGGATTTACCAGTTTGCATGCAGTGCTGTACTACGGAGAAGATCCAAAACGGCAGGGACGTGTCGGAGGATCGTGGCCGACAGGTTTTCGGCATGATGGAAAAGCGACTGTCTGCAAGCAACATCCTTGCAGCAAGCCAGTAGAGTGGATGCGATGGCTGATCAATAGGCTATCAAACGAAGGCGACGTTATAGCCGATCCATTTATGGGCGCAGGTACAACGCTACTTGCGGCAAAGCTGGAGGGTCGCAAAGCGATAGGAATTGAGATCAGCAAACCATATTGCAAAGCGGCAGTTGATAGGCTGAAACAGAAAACGCTATGGTAGACCACCTTCAGTCAGTCATCGCAGCCCGAGCGGAATCGCTCGGGCTGTCTTCTTACGAAATCGCAAAGCGATGCGACGGAAGCCCAAACAGCGAGGCTGTCAGTCGGTACATTCGCGGCAGATGTTCGCTCGGTTCGGCTTACGTATCGAAGATTTGCGACGTGCTCGGGTTAGAGCTTTGCGCAAAGAAGAAGGGCAGGAAGCCCGATCCATCGAAGTAAGACAGGTAGGCAGGACGCCGTGATCTGTCAGCACAACGATGGCCATCACCGGATGGCGGGCTGACGACTTTCATTTTTTAACAACCGAACATCCGCCATTCCGGTGCATGGCTTTGTTATGCGGATTCGAGGAGTGGTGGTAAATGTCATATTTTGGATACAAAAAAGGGCTATCTGTCACAATTCATCGCACGAAGCACCGCGTAGGGTTTCAGAACGGATGCTCTGTCAGGCACCTGATTGAGTTGCTCACAAAAGTACCGCTGGAAGCGACCGTTGACGAAGTTTTTTGTGACAGCGGAGAAAACAGTGTGGCACCAGATATTACTATCATCCATTTTCATGAAGAATCGCGTTCAGAGGTGCCCGCATAACGCTGCACTTCACCGGGTGGCAGACGGTGACTTTCCATTCTTTTCGACGGAGTCTGCCACTCCGGTGGAAGTGCTTGTTATGCCTGATGTTTTTCTGCGTATTACATATTGCATCGATACGCACCGCGTCCATGTTGGACGGTGGACTGATTGCGGATTTCTTCCACGGATTGGTGATCATGTCAATGTAATGTCAGATGAGACCTGTCTATTGGACGTGCGGCGAGTGGAGCACTTTTTGGACGATGCTGTCGTGGTCTTGTCATTTGCAATCGACGTCGATGGTGGTAATCCGGGGTCGTGGAACGCGTCGCATTCTGGCGAATCGTTTTCCGACTTTGTTGCCGAGTTTACTTCTGAGGAAGGATTCTCGCCGGTTCCTGAAGATAAGTATTTTCCTGATCGTATCTAGGCATAACGACAGCGTTCACGTGGCCGCCGTGAGCGATTTCAATTTCTAAACCCGCGTTGCCGGCGGCTCCCGTGCAACGCCTTGTTATTTTGCGAGGTCTAACGTGACAACGGAAGAACTTGTTGACAAGTACCAGACGGCACTGGAAGAGATGTCGATAGCAGAGTCGGATGGTGAAGATTCCGATGACTGGTCAATTCAAGCAGCGGACGCAGCAAGAGAATTGAAGGGGCGAACAGTAGCCGCGTCGGTTAAGTGGCAAAACGGCAGAGTCACTGAAGCTGCAGGTGAGGTTATCTCGATCGCAGGTGACAAGGTGTATCTGGAGACGGCGTTCGGTGCGGTCGAGGGTGATGCGAATACAATGTCAGCCGTATAGTCAAAATAACGACAGGCATCACCGGTGCCGACGAAAGACGAGGAGAAAGAGATGACTGAAGGAACTGAAAATGCGGGTGCATCGGCTCCGGTGCATGCCTTTGTTCACACGCCCGGTCCGTGGGTGGTGGATTATGAGGGTTCGATCGGACACGTGAAAAGCGTGGCTGAGAGACCAGATTATTTCACGCCAACAGTGGCGAGATACGACACAGGGGCTGTGTCGATTGGGCCTGACGAGAAACAGGCGAACGCACGGCTGATTGCTGCCGCTCCGGATCTCCTTGAAGCGTGCAAAGCTGCGCTGGCAGCGATTCGTTCCGCGTGTCAGGACGGATCGATCATCTGGCTGGATCCGCCATATGTTCTGCCCGGTGTGCATGAGTCAGCAGCAGAACGTCTGCAAAATGTGATTGAGCAGGCTGAATCAGTCGTGTGAACTTTGAATTATCCGTCACGTGTTGTTTTCAGAATATCACCTCGCGCGTGATATCCCGATATCGCGTTCCCCAAACACAGCGAGCCGGACGGGTTTCCCCGCCGGCTCTCCCGGTGCTGCGTTGGTGCCTGCATGGTGCCAAGGCGTTACTTTGACGGTCCAAGTGCTTTCAGTTGGTGGATATGTTCCCGATGTTGCGCAGGAACAATCTGACCTTATTCCCCATAGTGGTAATCTGTGTTAATGAGTCAGCAGTGTTGAGCATGCTGAAGTCTGACAGAAACACAACAAAGCCCGCACCAAATGCTTCAACACTCACGATCTCGACGTATGGATCTGAACTCGTTTTTCTTGCCTCGAATTCCAATGTAGACGAACCGAGACTCATGAAGCCGGGACCAGCAACATACAGAGCCGTCACGTCAGTCATGACAGCACCAGTGCCGGACACTGGCTTCGTGCCGATCGGTGATGTGCTATTTGTTGGTGCCGCACCAGAAGTAGCAACTGCTCTAGCTTGCGTGCCGATTCCAGCCAGTGCTGTGTTGAGCGAGGTCACAACAGAACTAGGGACAGTTGTAGGGGAACCATAGTAGTCATGGATCACGAACAGCACGCCACCGCCCGTTATCCAACTGGCGATCGCGGTGTATTGAGCCGAGGTCGTTGGCTGACTAGTGTACGGTGTTGAAAACTTATATCGACCAATCACCAACACGTTGCAATCAGTAAGATTGTCCTTCGTGCGGTTCGACAGAATCGTCCAATTGACCGGGAAGTTTACTGTCCACACGTTTTGGTCGTAGGTGTCCCACAAACCGACAGTTTTGGGCTGATTGTTGCAACTGCAGCACAACTTAAACGCCATCGCTTACCTCGCTGCCATTGGTGCGCAATCGCCGAGGAACCACCAGTGACCGTCGATCCATTCAGCTTTACCAAACGTGTCGACTTCGTAGGAATCGCTTTCGCTGTGATTCCAGACTGTGATTTGATCAGTCGTCTCGCTGTATTCCTCGTCTACATCGGACCATTGACAGATGGTTGCAAGACAACTTGTTGCACCTGTTAGAGCATGTGTTGCGACGTCCAGCGCCGCATCGATAATGACAGCGATCGGGGGAGCATTCCAAGGTACGTTTTCATTGTATTCTGACTCACGAGGCTCAATGCCCTGCAGTAATGCTTCTGCGTCCTCTTTTCGGAATCCGTATGTGTTTTCGTCTTGCATTTCAGATCCTCAGAAAATCTGCAAATGCCACCTCTTCGTACAACGCAAACTCAAGAACACTTGGCTTCGTGCCTGTTGCGACTTTGCCGCCGGAGCCATTGAGACCACCAAGAACAACGACACCTTTCACGAGATACGGCTTTAATTGGCCGCCGTCCAGATAAAGTGTTCCAAGGTCTATCCTTTTGTCTCTCCAGTTCTTCTTGTTGTATCGCAGAGCATACCGCGTAAGACGCAGTTTCCTGCCGTAATAGAACCCGACAACTGATGACATTACTGTACACAACAAGGTTCTGGCCGGTCGCCCCTTAAATGTGGCACTGTTGACAACCTCGTTTCGTTCGATGACCTGCTCATCGGTGAGCGTTGCGGATTCAAATTGATAAAACTCCCAAATGGGGATGAATCTCGAACGAATGATTCCATTTGCAAACGGTTGCCCTGCACTATTTGCAACCGCATCGCCGTTTGTGTCTTTTGTCACATTTTCCTGAAGACGTTCAAACTTCGTTTCATAGATCGGAACCCATTCCGTCGGCTCCTCTGAACTGTCTTGTCCGCCTTGGCTTTCGGTGACTTCACTGCTGAAGGTTGCGGTGACGTCCCAGAGTTTCCTCTGATCTGATCGCCTTACAGCATCAACGGAACGACACACCGCAGATCCGTAAGAAGAAACGGAAACATTGACCCGTGGCAGTCCTGCTGTGTAAAGAACGTTGACTCTGTCTTCATTGACAGAATCGGCTCGGACCAAAAAATGAAACGTCTCGTCGAGAACAGGCAATCCACCTGACGAACGCAGAGACGACTTTCCTTCGCTTTGTTCTCCGACGAGCACTGTGGCCATCAGGGCACCTGAATTCCTGTTGCTTTGATTGCGAGATCGAGCTGAGTCGCAGTTGCAGCCGTGCCGAGCCGAGTCACGTAGTCGCCTGTAGTCCTGTCAGCGTTTGGCATAATGCCGCCGGCCGTTCGCGACAGAAGATACGTTTCTCCAACTGTCATTGTGGTTCCGATAAGCAGCACAGACCCGCTGAAGGCAACGACACCATACCCGTCAGTAACTCCGGGAGTCATCGCGATACCTTCCGCTGCAGCCAACGCTAGCGACGCGTTTGCATCCGCTGCCACGTATTTGCTTGAGCTTTGCACTACTGGCTGACCTACGGACACAGTGCCGCCATATTGCACTATTCGCAGTTGCGTTGTCGCTGTGGGCCTTACCGCAGTGATGCCGCCTAAATCAGCCATTACCGAATTCTCCGAAAACCATTTTCTTTAGATTCAGTCAAAATACTAAACAGAATTTGCGTCTGTTCTCGGTTGATCTGGTTGGCGATTTGCTGTTCCTTAAACAACTGAGCAGTTTTCTCTCCGAGGTCGCCCCAAGGTGTTTCCTGTTGTTCCGGAATAACACCTTCCGCCATCGCTTTGTTGATTCGGTCTGCCGAAAACTTCACGGCTTCGGCAGAACCTAGTTCGATTCCAGCGCCAGGGCCTGCAGCGATATCTTCACGGCGTTTTTGGTTCTTCTCTTCTTGCTTCTTGAAAAACTCCATTGCACCTTTGCGAGCTTCGTTAAGGTCACGAGCAAACTGTTCTTCAGCCTGTTTTGCCGCTTTTTCACGTTCCTTGCGTTCTGTCTCGATGGCTTTCAGGCGTTCCTTTTCGAGATCCTTGATTCGCTTTTCTTCGTCCTTGGCTGCGGCCTTAGCTGCTTTTTCCTGTTCCTCAACAGCTTTCTTTTTCGCTTCAGCAATTTCCTGCTGTGCTTTATGCTCGGCAATCGCTACTTCGTTCACTGCCGCTTTTCTTTGCTCAAACTCGGTCTTTATTTGCTGTCTTGCAGCCTCAGCCTGTTCTCGCTGCCGCTTCTCCCAGCCGTCGAGAAATTTGTTGGTTTCGGTTTCGTCCCATGTGAAATTGATGATGCTGCTCATGATGTCGCGAATTCGAGCAAGCATATACCCGAAACCTTCAGCAACGCGACCAATCAAACGTGCAGTGGCTTCCAGCCACGGCTGCAACTGAGTAAACAGGTCGAGCAATTGAGAAACTAATGGTCCCAAGGAAGCACCGATTTCGCCGAGTTTCTTTTCAAACTCGCTCAACGCAATGTTCATTTTTCCGCTGACAGTCTGTGCGAGCCTGTCTGTCATGCCGTGAAACATGCCGCCTGCAGAAGTAGCATCCTCAAATGCCTTTCGCACTTCCTGCGAAGAAATAGCTCCATCCTCCATGCGTTTTTTCAGATCGATCAAAGATTCCCCAGTCGTCTTACTGATCTGCTGCAACGGGTTGAAACCAGCGTTGATCATCTGCAGCACATCTTGCCCCATCAGGCGACCCGCAGCAGACATCTGTGAAAACGCTAGCGCGAGCATTTTGAAACGATCGTTGTTTCCGCCAGTCACGTCTGACAGCATCTGCAGATTTTTCGCTACGTCCTGCACTTGTACGCCAAAAGACAGCATTGTTTTTGCTGCTTGCGTTGCATTACCGAAAGTGATCGGCGTGTTTTTGTCCAACTGACGAATCTGTTCAAACAACACCTTGCCGTCATTTACGCTGCCGGTGAGCACTTCAAACGCGATCGTTGCGTCCTCAACCTGCCCAGCAAGATTCAGGGATTTCGCGATTGTCTGCACGCCGAGGTAGGCGGCCGCCATGCCTTTGATCGAAGCAATTGCAGAAGTTGAAGAGGTCTGAGACTCTTTGAGAGTTTTATTTGATCGCTCAACTGCTCGCCGATAGGTTTCCTGATCGATGGCACCAGCACGAAGCAGCTCCCGGTATTCTCTCACTCTACGATTGTGCGATTCCTGAGCACGCTCAACGGACTGTGTGAGTTGCTTGCCCCGTTCCATCACCTGCTGATGTTGCTTTTCCGCTTCAGCAAGCCGAAGTTTTTCTTCCTTCAGTTTCTTTGCGGCTGCGATAGCCGTATCCGTAGAATTTCGCGACGACTCGAGCGTTGCCTTTGATTCAGCTAAAGCTCTCTTATAAGTCTCTTCGGTAATTGCACCAGATCTGCGCAGTTCTTTGTATTGTGCGAAGCGCTGCCAGTATGCCTCTTCTGCAGTTTGCAGTGACTGAGTCAATTGCCGACCCTGCTGCATGACAGCTTGGCGTTGCTTTTCAATTTCGGCGAGACGTGCTGTTTCCTCTTTTTGTTTTCTCGCTGCCTCTGCGGCTCTTTCACTGGCTAGGTTCAGAACATCTTGTGCCTTTTGCAATTCTTCAGCAGAATACTTTCCTTGCTGATGCTTTTTCGCAAGGTGATCGACCGCATTGGCGTACTGAGCGGACTGTTTTCCGGCATCGCTAAACGCCCGATTCAGCAGATCCAGTTCCTGCCTGTACTTTTCCGCAGGCGGAACTGATTGCCGCATAATGCTAGCGACTTTGGTGACCTCGCCTTTCGCAAGATTCGCACCTTCACTAAAGTTGGACACGTCCATTCCAAGACGGACGTTAAGAGCGGTAATTGTCGTCATGTGAAACCGAATGCCTTTTTCAGAATCTCTGTTTGTGCTTTCGGATTTTTTATTCCACGTGACTTCAGCTTAGTACGTTTCTGCCATCGCATAGAATCTCGTGGCATGAAATCAACAACGCTCAAAGGTTCCATCTTTGCACCATTGATTGCAGCCATCATTGCCGTGTTGGCGTGTACGATTGCGGACAACGACGCAGTTTGCTCCCAATGAGAGCCAAACGGCTCGCATTGGTAGTACGCCCACCACAATTCCAGCGTTCTTTCGGAAATGCTATCAAGCCACGCCTCCGGATCGTCTATTCCAAGCTCAAGACATACTCGGCAGGCGAACCGGAGACGGTTGTTACTACGGACTCCCCCAGCGTCTCTGATGCCTCACTGGTTCTTGTAAACTTCTGGCATTCTTCCGACAGTTTCTGATAAAACGCCAGATCGATGGAACCCAACTGTTTTGTCTCCGTATCCTTAAACAGCCGCTCGCCTTCGTCATCAATCCACATCCGAGCCACGAGCAACAGCAGCGCCTCATTCAGGTTTGTGGCGTTCCATTTGCCGTCCTTGTCAACGAGCGACATCTGATACTGAGAATACTCAAGCGGTGTAGGCCGCTGAAGTCGCACGGCGTTGCCGTCGATCTCAATATCTTTTGTCGCTCGCTTTGTCAGCTTGCCTAACGTCGCTCGCGTTAGTGTCATACGTCGTCATCCTCTTGTGGTTGCAGGTCAATATCGACGGGCATCACAACGCCGCCGATGGTAAGTGCTGCCGTTTTGTTGACGGCCTCGATCAGTTCGGCTTTTGTGTTGTCGTCAAAGGTGACGATACACTGCAGCCAGGAATCGGGTTCCTTTGGCAGATACCCAACCTGAATGTCATCGCAAAACACGATCCATTGACCGTGGTCTACTGGCGTTCCGTTGGGTGATTCGCCCACGTGATCAATCAACTTAATATCCATCATGTTTCCCGAGTCTGCGCGAGTGATTCGCCAGTCATTTTGAGGGTAAATTCCGAGTCCATCGTTTCATTGTTGGCCATTTGAGGAAATGCCACACGGCTAAAGAATGCTTTGCCGGTGATTGTGCCGCGAGTCACTCCGGTGGTTGCGGTGCTTACCTGCGGCAGTGTGACGGTCACCGTAGCCACTGTTCCGTCGATTGGCGGAACTCCCAATGCAGCACTGAACCGCACTACTCCGCTAATTTCGTTCGGGACTGCCAAATCATGCGGGTCAACTCGCATGAAGCCAGTATCAGAAAGCAGCGTTACGTCTCTTTCTCCGAGCGTCCATTCGCCGGGATTGATCGATACGATGTTTCCAGCCCATGCGGTAGTAATGCCCGTAGTTTGTGCACCGCCCAATGTGATTGTTGCAGTGTTTCCAGTTTTGAAACGTGTTCCGGTGGCCATGTTTAGATTGTCTCCTGATATGCGATCATGTAATCAAAAACGGTCAGGTAGCGATGTTCCTGCGATCCATCCGTTGGCCGCTCATCCAGTGTCTGAATGCCTCCGGAAATCATCACAGATTCAATAAATGCACCACCCATTGCTCCGGTATACCCCTGCAGATCACTTGTTCTTACGGCTTCTGCAATCAGATTCGCACCGGCTCGCGTCGATGCAAATGCAGTGAACTCAATCCGACTTCTGGCGATTCCTGCCAGTCCGTTAATCAAATGATCGTGAATCGTGCTGATGACCGTGTAGGTCAACGCTCCGCCAGTTCGTATTGTGTAGCCCTGTGGCAGAACATCTGGATAGATCCGGCTTGACACCAGCGCCGCTACGCCGGTGTTCGCTGCTAGGTATCCTCGTATTGCACTGCCGATGTCAGCCATTAGTTAGCCGCCTGTTTTGCGGCCGCATCAATTCCCGCTTTCAAACTTGCTTTTACTGCCGATGCTGCCGCCGATTTTGTTTCGTCCGCCGTTCGTTTGACGAATTGATTTACCTTTCGCACCGTTCCAGCATCGCGACCCCATAACACCTTGCGGTTATGATCTCGCGAAAACAGATTTCCGTGCCCGCCTCCGTCACTGTACGATGGTCCCACCAATCCCAGACGGCCGACGATTTGCCCGAATTTACGTTGTGGACGCACGACAGAACGAATTGTGGTTTTGAGTTTTTTCGCACCACTCCATTTCTGTTTCGTTTTTGATGACTGCTGTCGTCTGCCGTCCTGACTTTCTGGAGCGTTGGAAATCATTGCCGACTCCACCGGCCGGCTGCCGGCCTCAATCGCTTTCGTCAGAACTGTCGTTTGCACCTCGTACACCAATTTTTGAAGCGCCTGCACTAACTCATTACCGTTAATCAATTCCATGCCGACCGACACGCCATGACGTCGGCCTACAGGTTGCTTTCGAGGTCTGGCCATTACAGCACCACCGATTTGCAATAGAGTTCTCGATAACGATCCATTCCCTGCACTGGCTTAACGTAGACGATGTAGAATCGCTGCCCCTCGAAGTCGATCGCCATTTCTGGCGTGTAGCCGCTCCTGTACCGCACGGTGAAAATAGCACTGATACCAGCCTCCACCTGTCTACCTCTGGCTCCTTCTCCGCCCGTTGTCGGTTCCATCTTTGCCGGTTCATCGGCTAACCATCGATTGGCCGTCACCACTGGCTGGCCGGCAGCGTCCTGAGTCGTAGTTTCCACGCTGACGGTGATGCGGTGTCGCATGGTCCCGAGCCGGAATTTTCGTTCAGGGCGAAACGTCATGGATAACTGGCCCTCATTTTTTTGGCCACTAAAGCTTCGTAAGCCTTTCGTTCTCCCGGTGACGCGATCATGTCTCTATCTTCAAACCGATTTGCCAGACTCAGCTTGATAGCCATTCGATCCAGTTCCGGACACGCAGCCGACGTCGTTCCATAGCCTGCCGTGTAAGTGATTCGCACGGCCTCACTACGATCCTGCAGCAAAGGCTTTACGAACGTGTCCAGAAATCGCAGCTCGTCGCCATCCAGATAGTATTCAGACGAGGATATAGTCTGCTCGGTGCCTGCGGCATCCATGTATTTCACCGACGATATGGCAATCACCGGCCGCACTGTCAGCGTGATAACCTCCAGCAGTTTTGGTAGCCGATGCTCGAGCGTTCGTGTAATCAGTGCTATTGACGTGTCTCGTTCCCATTCCTCACGAGCGGCTGCGATGATTGACACGAGTTCCGTGTCGTGGCTATCGTCGCTTGCTCCGATGCTGAGCTGTGCTTTCGCTTCTGCGATCGTTACTGGTTCGCTGGTCGGTGGTGTCACTACTCTGACTGTGTGGCGAATCTCCTGATCTT